GTTGGTGTAGTCGGTGTAATCCTGCTGGTACGCAGTGTCGTAGGCGCTCTGGGCGAAGCTGCGCTCGTTGGCCCACTCGTTGTATGCATCCTGGTGTCTGCCGTATGCTGCCTCGTCCGCTGCCTGGGCCATCGCATACTGCTGCTGCAGGTTCTGGCCTTCCTGGTTGTAGCGGTTATATGCCTGCTGGTAAAGCTCCGGCACCATGTTGTTCAGCTGCTGCAGGTAGTTCTGGAAGGTCTGCTGGCCTGCGGTCTGCGCATAGCTGTTGCCGTATCCGCCGGTCATGGCAGCCGCCTGTCCCATGGTGTCCTGCATGGCCATGTTGCCCATCCGCTGATACTGGTCTGCATACTGCCGGTACAGCAAATCGCCGTTCAGGTCGTAGCTGAACTTCTCCCGGTTCATAATCTGGTCATACAAGCCCTGCAGCTGATCAGTGTACTGGCTCTGGTAACTGCCGGGTTTGTTGTTGATAATCCCCTGCAGGTAGCTCTGCGCCGCCGCCACATTGTCGCTGGGCGTGTATTTCTGCGTGCTCAGCTGCTGCAGCCGTTCCATGTAGCTGGGCTTTGCTGCAGCCGCGCTCTCAGTGGTAGAACTGCCGTTCGTGCCGCCCACAGCGCTGGCAAGGTTGGTGTTCGTTGCCTGCTGCGCCTGCTCCTGCTGCAGTTTCTCCTTCTCGTCCTTGTAGGTTGTAGCCATTGGTATCCCCCCTTATGCCGTCCGTCTCCAAAGTACAATGCCGCTGGGTGCGCCGCTCCAGCTCACCTGCGTCCATTTGCCGCCGTATACGCTGGCAGGGTCTGTGCCGCTGGCCAGCATCACGCATCCGCCGATTGCAGTCAGCGGTACATAGCTCACCAGCCCTTCCTCCAATACCAGCTTCCATCCCAGCCGCAGCGTATCATCATCACCCGGTTCCGCGCCGATGCCCAGCGCATTGCCGCCGTCCTTCATCTTGAAGGTCAGGGTCTTGTGGGTGATGATCGTGCTCACGCTGTAGCTGTTTCCCAGCTTGTCCGTAACCGTGATCACGGCATCGTAGCTGCGCGTGGCCAGTATCGCCACAGCCTTGCCCGTGCCGCTGGTCAGGCTCACGTTGGTGTATGTGCTGCCGCCGCGCTCCCGGTAGCTCAGTGTCAGGCTTGCCAGCCCTACGCTGCCTGCCACCTGCGCCGTGGCCTTTGCATACAGGTATGTGCCCTCTTCATCGCCGGCCGCGCTGTCTGTCGGTGCGCCGTTGTTCTTGCTGCGCAGCAGTACGCTGTTGCTGATCTTCGGTTCCGTGTATGCCAGCACGTTGATCGTCAGTTTCGCCGCGCTCAGGCTCACATCGTTGGTCATACCCCGGCTGTCGGTCACTGTGCATACTATCGTGTGGCTGCCGCTCAGCTTCAGCACGCCGGAAATCCGATTGCTTGCCGTCACTTCCGCGCCCTGCACGCTGTATTTCAGGCTCTTCACCGTTGCGCCGTACCGTGTGGTGATCTTCGATGTGTCGAATGCCAGCTTCACCTGGCTGTAGCCCTGTATGTAGGTGGTGAATCCCGCCGCCTGCCCGGTGTTGTAAGGGCTGGCAGCCGCCCATCCTGCGGCCACGGTCGGCCTTGCGCTTGTGGGCACCTTCAGTGTGAAGTTCGCCGTGGCTGCATCGCCGATCTGGTTGGTCATCGCTTGTTCCGCATAGGTCTTCAGCGTCAGCTTGCCCGTGCCGCTCATGGCATTGGGAATCGCGTTCAACCAGCTCAGCGGTATCGCATAGCTTGCGCTGGAGCTGTTGAATGCCGGTGTAGTGTAGCTGTAGCTGCCGAATTCCCATTTCACCGTGTGCCATGCCAGCGCAGAAACCATGTTGATCTCCGCTTTGATGGCTGCGCTGCCGTCCACCGTAATGGCGCTGGTCACGCTCTTAAGCGTGCTCTGCTGCACCGGCGGAATGTCGCTGAAGTATACAATCAGCTCCATCGGCTCGTAGTATGTGGCACGCCAGTATAGCTCTCCGCTGTATCCTTCGCTGCCCACGTAATTGCCGGCGCTGTTGATGGTGCGCACGTATGCAAGCTTTGCAAACTGCTCCGGCGTGGGCACATCCGTGAATGTGTTCTCATACAGCTGCAGGTCGGCGTTGAATTTCTTGGAAACTGTATCCGAAACGAAAGCCGTGCCGTCCGTCAGCACCAGCTGGCCGCGCAGCGCCCATGTGGGCTTCTCAGTGGATGTGTGGTAATGCTTGTACACGATCTTCTGGATATGCACCAGGTCGTGCGTAGTATCGCCGCTCACCTCAAAGCTGGAAAATGGCACGCTGCGTGCGGCCTTTGTGTTGCCCTGCCGGATGAATGTGTATGTCCTTACATAGTCACCCACAGTCAATCACCGCCTATCCATTTAATCTGCAGCCCGTTTGTGTGGCTGAATTCCCAGTTGCCCAGGCGCAGCCGCCCGGTGATCGTTGCATTGTTCATCTCCGCTGCATCGTTTCGGAAGAAAGCCACCCGGATACCGTTTACGTAAAACTCCAGGCCCTCGCTGGTGTAAAATGCCAGGTTCATATTGCCCAGCGAAATCTGCTGCGTTCCGTCTTCCAGCGTGGCTTCTGTCTGAATGTTCTGGCCGATGGCTATGCCCAGCACCGGCACATCCTCCGCATTGCGGTAAATGAAGCCCTGCTTGATATAGCCGCTGGTCTCCGCCTGCCATTCCTTCAGCGCTGCGCTGTCGGCAATGTAGCTCTCCAGGCCGATCTCCGCAGCATAGCTCTGCACTGTGCCTTCCGCCGTGTCGCGGATCTCCCGGCTTATCTCCTCGCGGTATTCGCCGAAATCGCTCACGGCCAGATAGCTGCTCTCCAGGCGCTTGATCTCCTCCGTGTATTCAAATCGCACGATGTCCGCCGTCTTGATGATCAGCGCTTTCAGCCGGTCGCGCTGCTCGTTAATCTTCTCTGCCAGTTCCCGGGCCTCTTCGCTTCCGCCGCCCTCGCCGCTGCCGTTGTTCAGCACGATGCCCGCGCTGCTGGCCGCTTCCACGGCTCCCAGCGCCACATTCAGCTGCTCCGTCAGCTGAAACAGCCAGTTGTGCATCTGCCCCAGCTGGGCTTCAGCTTCGCCCTGCAGCCTCGGCGGAAGCGCAAAATTGATCGCATTGGGCATCAGATATCGCCCCCGATCTCCAGCAGCTTGGCAATGCTGTAAATCTTCACATCGCCCCGGCCGCGCAGCCGGATCTGCATGTGGTCGCATCTGCGCGGAATCACCGGAATAGTGAAGCTTTGCGTGCTCATGCCGCGTATCACGCCCTCGCTGATCCATTCGCCGTCGCTGTCATACTGCACCAGAATCTCGCATATATCGCCGTCATTCATCCGCATGCGCAGGTTGAATCGGCTCAGGTATTTCTGGTCGGGATATTCGTAGCCGATAATGCCGCTGATCGCATCCCATTGCACCGGGCCTTCCTTTTCGCCGTGCTTGCCGCCGGCGCTCATAATGACCTTCGCATCCGCGTCTATGTATGCCAGGTCATCATCCAGCGCTGCAAACATCAGCGCGTGGGTGTTGTCCTCCCGGTGCCATATGCCGCGTTCCGTGTCGAAGGTGAACATCTGCCATTCCCCGGCTGCGTCCTTCATGCTGATCATGTATCGGCTGCCGTGTGCGCCCGCTGCCGCCTCGGTGAAGTTCTGGCCGGCAAATGCATCCGAAATGGTGTTGGGCAGGCTGCCGTCATATACGCATATGTCGGTGCGGCTCTTGTAGTAAAGCCGCTCGTTCACTGCGCACAGGCTGCGTTCGCTGCCCTTCTGCACGCCGCGTGCATTGGTTGTGGTGATCTGGAAATTGCTGGGCATCGTGCCGTATACTTTGTGGATGCAGTTCTCCTTGAATGCCAGCACATATCCCAGGTAGCTCACCATGCCGGTGAAGGGGCCGTCACTGCCCACGCTGGCCGTGTAGCTGTCCGTGCTGATGCCCCGGAATCGGTTCCAGTTCTTCGGGCTGCCCAGTGCGCTGGCGTATATCTCGTTGAGCACCTTGCCATCGCTCATGCCGTAAAAGCAGCCCCACAGCCGGTTGTCCAGCTCGGTCACAAAGTTCAGCTTCGGAATCCTGCGCTCCACGGTAATGCTGCCGCTGGTGCTGTATGCCTGGTCAATGATGCCGGTGATGATGATGTATCCTTCGCCCTTGCCCTCGATCACGTTCGCAGCATTCAGTGCGGCAATCTGCTTGCCCAGCGCCTCGTCCTCGCCGCTGTACTTCAGCCCGCTGATGGTCACGCCGTCATACTGGTCAAATCCATCGCCGATGCCGGCAGCCGAAATCTTGATGTATGTGGTGGCCACCTGCACCCAAATGCCGCTTGCTGCGCTGTATTGTTTCAGCGTATGTACTGCGCTGCTGCTGTCAATCCAATAATCCTTGTCCTGCGCATTGTCTGGCTCCACATCGCTCACCACAGCGCTGCTCAGGTCGTAGTCCGTGCCGTCATTGCGGCACATATTCAGCGATATTGCGCCGTCTGCAAGGCTGTATTTGGCCGCCAGCGTGCCCTTGTCGCTCAAATCCTGCGTGTTCAGGTATACGCCGTCCGGGAATATGCACAGGTATGCGCCCATGCTCACCATCTGCTTGGGGCAGTCCTTCTCCGCCGTGGAAAGCACTATGCCGTCCACAGGCAGGCCGTTGTAATACAGCGTGCTGCCGTCCACCCAGGCCAGCGCATCCTTGCTGATGATGCCCTGCGGATTGGAAAGCCGGTGCATGGTGCCCCTCTGCGCCCTGGGGCTGAACAGGGGATAGCTCGCGCTGGAAAGGTTTTTCTCCTCATACCACGCACCCTCAGCGATCTTCAGGTTGTGGTCGTAGCCGCTGAATATTTCGGTCAGAATCCGGCTGGTGCCGGTCTCTGCCAGTGCGGGTAAATAGGCCATTTTTTCACCTCCGTCAAAGCTGGAAATGGGTCACTCTGCACACCGGCATGTGCGTCCTGTTCCAGTAATCCACCAGTGTCTGGTATGCGTTGTTGTATAGGGTCTTGCTGTTGTTGTATTTGGCAATCTCCATGTTACCCAGGTCAATCTGGCTCTGCAGATACAGCACATATACCTCGTCATAGGGATGGGGCGCTGTCAGCCTGTGCCCCGTGTCCATGTTCTCGCTGAATTCCGGGGCCATTATGCCTTCCGGGTTCTCATGGGTGCACACCAACTCGTTGTAAATCTGGCCCTCCAGGTTGCCCAGCCAGAGTATCTTCTGGCCCTCCTTGAATCGGTTGGGCTTCACTGCGTCCACCCGTGCAATCACTTCCTGCACTGTCATGTCCTCGCCTCCCTTCTGAAAAGGCAGGGCAGATATCCCTCCGCCCTGCCTCTCTCCGCGTCCTGTGTGTTATACGCCCATCGGGTTCTTTTCGCTTTCGCGCAGCACTCTCTGCTGCTCTTCGATGAATTCATCGGCCTTGCGCTGTGCCTCCTGGCTGGCATGGATGATGGCCGCCACCGGCTTGGGCACTTCCACGCTCTTGCCCTTGGGAATCAGGAAGGTTCTGCCGTTCAGGCTCACATACAGGGTATCGTCCTCGCGGCCCTCCTTCTGCACGTAAACTGTCTCCATCTCAGCCATCAGCTTTTCTGCGTTGCTCTTAACTGCTGCCATTATTGTTCCTCCTCAAATTTAATCAGGGGCAGGGCGTATGCCCCGCCCCCTAAGTCGGTCAGTTCTCCTCGTCAGTGGTGGAGAATGCGCTGCAGCTCTCCACGCGCACCATGCGCTCCTGATACAGGATCTTGGTGCTGTCCTCAAACTTGTAGCCTGCGGTGCTGTACTGGTTCAGGGGGCCGCCGGCCTGTTCCTTGCTCTTGATGATCATCTCCATGTTGCCGCCTTCGGGGTCGATGATGCCGTAAGCATCCTTGCCGAAGAACAGGGTGGAGTAAACCATCTTGCCGCTCTGGCTGGTCACCTTGGCGTTGGTGGTCTCGATGAAGCGCACGCCGTGCAGTTCGCCGATTTCGCCGTTGAAGATTTCGGTGGTGGCAGCGTACTTGTGGGCCTCGATCCATTCATCGCTGGAGCGCAGGTCGTAGGTTACGCTGGGATGCACCACAGCAACATACTTGCCGTTGATGGTGGGGGCCTTCATCTTCTTCAGATGGGTAGCGGCCTTGTTCACCATGTCGGGGGTCAGGCGGTTGTTGTCTGCGCTCATGTCGGTGTAGGAAACAACTTCGGTCTTGCTGCCGTCAGCGGCCACGGTATCGGCGTACATCACGCTGGTGCCGGTCTGCAGCACGTTGCGGATCAGGATGTCCTTGGTCTCGCCGGCGGAAGCGCCCAGCTCCTCGGTTGCGCCCAGCAGCACATTGTCGATGGCGTGCAGATCCAGCAGGTCGGTGATGGCCACGAACATGCCGTACTGCTCCAGTGCGGCGGTCAGGGTGGTCATGCCCATCTTCTGGCCGTTGGGGATTACGCCTTCCTTCAGCACTGCGGCGCGGGGCAGGGTGTTCCACTTGCGCCATTCAACGGTGCGGCCGTGGTTGGCGGGCAGCTTCTGCTTGCGGCCCAGCTGCTCAAAATACAGCTGGCTGCGTGCGTTCTCCAGCAGCTCGGTGTCATAGTAGGTCTTCATGGTGGGGGCCAGGGTGTTGGTGCCCTCGAAAGCTACTACAGCGCCGGTGTCTGCGTTTACATAGTTGGTGGTTGCGTTTACCAGGGTGCCGGCAGCAAACAGCTGCAGGTTAAACATCTTTTCGAACATGATCTTCTCCTCTCCGGGAGAAGCGGTCTCAGAACACGATCTTCTCCCCGTTGCGTACTCTGCGCTTGATTTCAGCGCGGTCTTCTTTGCTCAACATGGTGGGATCAGATTTGTTCAGTGCGCCCACGCTGCCGTTCACGCCGTTCTCGGCGGGTCTGCGGCCGTTTGCCTGCACGCTTGCAGAAATCCTCTGTGCGCTCTTCTGCGCTGCAAACTGCATCTCAGCGCCGCGCATCTCTTCTCTGTGCAGCACTTCGTATGCCGTGCGCACATCCACGCCCACTCCGGGTGCGGTCAGGCGCACAAATGCAGGATTCTGCAGTTCTGCCTGCAAATCAAACGTGGGATAAAGCTTCTTCAGCTCCTGTTCCTGCTGGATCATGCCCTGCAGGTGGCGCTCGATCTCGGCTCTCTGCTGGTTGTTCTGGGCTTCCTGAAGCTTTTCGGTTTCCAGGCGCTGCAGCTTGTGGAGCTTGGCCACAGTCTCCACCGGCAGTCCCTTCTCCATCGCCTCGTCTTCGTACTGGCTCATGTCGCTGTCTATGGCCTCGTTCAGCGCGTCCAGATCGTAGCCGTTCTCGCCAGCCTCAATGCCGTATCTTCCGGCAATCTTCTCCAGAATCGGGTTCACCTTCGCCTCCCGCTCTCGGGATCCGCGCAGCCTGTCCTGGAGTATGCCCTGCACCCTCTTCTCAAAGGCATCCTTGTGGCGGCCCTTGATCAGGTCTTCAAAGCTTTCTTCCTGTACTGTCTGATCCTGTGCGGCAGCATCCATCGGTTGCACAGTGGCGGGCTGTGCCGGGGCTTCCTGCCTGCCGTATGTCACGTTTGCAAGCGGATTTTCCCTGCGCCTGCTCCTGGCGGGGGAGCGATTTTCTGCCGTTGCGCCTTCCATGCCCACAGCCGCTGCCGTGCTGCCATTGCCTGCAGCTGCGCCTGCTGCCGCGCCGGTTCCTGCGCCAGAACCTGCACCGCCTGCGCCGCCGTCTGCAAAGAGCTGAAGGTCAAAAGTGGTCTTGAATTCCATTTGGTCTCCTTTCTGCCCGTGCGTGGGCGAACCGTTGCCTGCATTGTATAAAAACGGGGATGAGCAATGTAAGCCCACCCCCCTGTGCCCGTTTCCGGGCCTATTCCCGGTATACTTTCACATGCTCCGGGTATTGCTTGGCGATCTGTTTCATGCCTGCGGCGAATGCATCCAGTATCGGCTGCATCACTGTCACTGCCGGCGGAATCGCCCGCACAAAGCGTATGTCCTGCGCCTTGTCATAACCGGATAGCGTCAGCTCATGCAGCGCCAGCGTCTCGTATAATGCCGATATCGCCGCGCATACAATGTCCTTGCCCGCCTCTGCATATCCCGCATGGCCGGTAATGTGTATCCGGCCCTCTTCCCGGTGGTATGTGATCTGTATCATCATCGCACCTCCGCCGCGCTGTTGGCCCTTGCGCGTGCATCGCGCACCTGCTTAATCTCCTCGCCGTTGCCCTTGCGGCCCTGCACGGCATCCTGAGCGCCTGTGCTGCCTGCATCTGCTGCACCCTGGCCAGCGCCTGCACCCGGCATTTCGGGCATCCCTGCGCCGCCTGCACGCTGCATGATGATCTGTGCCAGCATCTCTGCCGCTGCAGGGTCATACTGCTGCGCCAGCGCCAGTGCAATCTGGCTCACCTGGGCAAACATCTGGTAGATCGTGCCTGCCTTGCTCACCTTGGCCGCCAGCTCTTCCTTGCCGTCAAAGTCCATCGTATCCAGCAGCATCAGCGCCTGATCCACATTCTGCGGATTGAATACGCCCAGGTTGTACAGGCTCACGGCCAGCTCGTTCTGGCTGTTCTGGGTGTAGATGGTCTTGCTCTGTGCGCTCACCTCAACATCGAACACCGGCAGCCTGTAGCCCATGTCCATGCCAAAGTCCGTGCCCTGCGCCTGGGGCTGCATGCCGCTGTTGTCAAATGCGCGGAATTCCTCTTCGCCCATCTGGCCGGTAATGCGGAACATGCGCGGCACATCGTAAAACTGGCGGATCAGCTCAATCACCTGATCAATCAGCCTGCCGAATGCCCTGTATGCGCTCATGGTGGCCGCCTTGCTGGTCTTGCCGCTGGCCTCCTGCTGGGCAGCAATGCCGCTGGCGCTGGTCACGCCGTTGGTCACGCCGTTGCTGGCATCGGTGTTGCCGGTGGTCTCCTTCATCTCGGTGATCTTGTTGTTCATGATGGCCACATAGTTGCTGTCTATGTAGTCCATGTCGATCTGGCGCAGCGCATCCTCGGCCAGATTGCCGTTCACATGCACCAGCGGCTTTCTCCAGTCGCAGAATTCCTGCTCGTTCACGCCGCCGTCCGTGCGCACAAAGTACCGCGGCCGGCTGCCCATCAGCGCATTGATGGTGATGCCCTGGTTCAGAAGGTCAATCTGCTCCTGCGTGCTCTTGCAAACGTCAATATAGCCAAATCCGCAGGGCGTGCCCTCCACCGGGAACAGCCTGTCGAATACAAACGGGAACTGGCCGTGGGCATACCAGCCGGTCTCTGCCACGCTCTTGCCGGCGGGCACCTGCTGCATGGTCTCCATCGGCTGGCCGGTCATGGGATCCACGCCCATCACCGGCTGCTCTATCATGGGCACTTCCGTGTCGTTCTCGCTGGCATAGATCACATGGGTGCCTACAAACTTGCAATACTGCAGCAGCTTCTTGCCGCCGTAGTATGTGTGGTAATACCAGTCCACCACGCTGCTCTTGTTCTCCGTGGGCGCGTTGTCATCGTGAATGTATTTGCGCGGCTTGATTACGTTGCTCTTCAGCTTGCCGTCCAGCTCCGGGTACATCTGCACCAGGCGCTCATTGTCCACCAGCTCCACATGGAATACATGTTCGCTCTTCTGGATATCGCTCACACCCGGCTCCCAGAACAAGTTCAGCACATCCACCTTGCGGATGCTGATATCGCCCAGGCCGTTCAGCTTGCCGCCGTCCCAAAATACGCCGTATACGCCGGTGCCCTGCTTCAGCTTCTGCCAAAGCACATCGCTGTAGGTCTCCTCAAACTCGTTCTGCTCCAGCACGCAGGGAATAATGGCGCTCAGGGTCTTGGCCGTCTCCTTGTCGCTCTCCTCGCGGGGGCGGATATTCGGCTGCGGATAGCTCTGTATGCCGTCCGCGTGCTTGTTGATAATGGTGTTGAACAGCCACGCACTAGGCATGCGCGGGTCATCCGGGTTGCCCTTGGTGTCCATCCAGTCCCAGTGGCGCATCTTCCACCATTGTTCGCTAGCCACCAGCCGGCTCTCCAGGTTGGCCTTGCCGCTCATGTACTGCTGCAGGATCTTCGTAGCCCGCTGCACCTGCTCTTCGCCGATGCGGCGCTTGAAAGTATGCGCCTGCTGCGTGCTCTCCTGCTGCTGTGCGCTCTGTGTGTCCGCGCCCTCTTCCCTGGGGCGCTTCAGAAAGTTCAGTGCCATTGGTTATCTCCTCCTCTGGTGCAGTTGGTTCAGCGGGTCAACCATAATCTCCACCGGCTCTTCCGGCATGGTGGGCTGTATGGGCCTGCTCATCATGGCATATCGCCATTCATCGGCAATATGGTCTTCCATGTCCGTGTCTATGTCCTCCAGCTTGTGCTCGTCATAGCACAGCGTTGGTATCGTGCGTATAAAGTGCTTGCAGTTCTCAAACACATAGAACCTTGCAAAGCCCTCCTCATCGAATGCCAGCCGGTAGTGGCATTGCATCCATCCGGCAATGCGTGCATGATCGCCGGGGGAAAAGTATATGCCGTGCTTCATGGCCGTCTCAGCCGTGCTTATGCCCCTGCTGGCATCCCATATGGCCGGGTCAGCCACTCCGGTGATCTGCTTGCCCTGCAGCCAGGGATGCGTCTGCTCAATGCGCCTTGCCTCGGCAAATATGCGGTCATCGTGCCATTTCACGCCCTCATTGGGGGTCTCTGTGCAGCCGTAAAGCTCCAGTATGCGGTAAATCACGCCGTCATAGTCCACCGCGTACCATGCCAGGGAAAAAGGCTTGTTGTAGCCCCAGTCGAAGCTGCGGATAATCGTCCATCCCCTGTCCGGCTTGAAGGGCTTCACAACGTGCGTCCATCTGCGGTCTTCGTAATGGTCGGGATCGTCCCTGAATTCCTCAAAGAACTGGCCCTCGAATACGTCCCAGTCACCCTCCAGCCATGCCTTGCGCAGCTTGGGCGGCAGCGCTTCCAGCTGCTTGATGTAGTCCGGCTGCTTCTCCATCAGCACCTTGTTGTCCGTCACCAGGCTCTGGATGAAGGTGTATTCCTCCGGGATCTCGCCGCTCTTGTATTTGCGGTCAATGAATATGCGCTTGATGTATGCGTGCCCCTGTCCGCCGGGGTTCATCGTGTAGTACACTCGCTTGGGGAAGTCGTTTGCGCCGCGCAGGCAGGCCGTTATGGTCTTCATCTGGTATTCGCTCAGCTGCGTGGCCTCGTCCAGGAAAATGATGTCGAATTCCACGCCCTGCAGCCTGTCCAGATCCCCGTCCTTCGCGCAGTATGCAAACTGCAAAAGGCTGCCGTTGGTGAATGTAAAGGTCTTCTCCTTGTCGTTGTACCGGGCTATGTCCTTCAGCTCCGTGCGCAGTATGCGGATATGGTTGTTCACCAGCTCCGGGTATGTCCGGCGCACAATCAACATGCGGATGCCGGGGTATTTCACTGCCAGCAGCTTTGCCTTCGTGCGCACGCTCCAGCTCTTGCCGCCGCCTCGGGCTAAGCTCCGCCGAAGCCTATGTGCTTGGAGTCAGCCAGAAAAAACTGCACCTGCTTGGGGCTGGGCGGATTGATCTTCATGATCACGGAATCACCTCCCCGCCGCGCAGGTCGCAGTATTCAAAGCGCCATGCCTCCGTCATTTGCTGTATGCCTCCATATCCTGGTCAAAAATAACCTTCAGCGTCTTATCCGTATTGCTCTCTTCCTCTGCCTTCTTCTTCTCCAGCTCCAGCTTCTCCCGATCCAGGCGCAGCCGCTCTGCGTCCCTGGGCAGCAGTATGCCGTTCAGCCTGCGCTTCAGTTCATCGTTGTTCAGTATCGCCTTGCTCAGGCTCTCCAGTTCGCGTCCGGGCGTGCCGTTGCCCATGATCGCCGCCAACCCGTTCTCCTTCAGCTCCCGCAGCAGTGTCACCACCACCATGTCCAGCAGGTCGCTGGCCTTGTAAATCTCCGCCAGCGCATCTGCCTGCGCGCGTGAGGCTTTTTCTGCCGCCTTCTTCACTGTTTTCTCGCGGTATTCCCTGCGCAATTGGGGCCATTTTTCCTTCGTCCCAACCTTGCTCAGCTGGGACACAGACGCACCAAACCGGGCAGCCACCTTGGGATAGCTGTCCGTGCCGGTGATATATGCGGTTTTTGCCGCTGTCCAATCTATCTTTCCCATGCTCAAAGGGTACAAAAAAGGGGCGGGCAATTGTAAGCCCACCCCCTCGGTGTGTGTATGTCAGGCGTTTCCGCTCAATCTGTCGCTCATGCGCCTGTATTTATCGCCGCGAATATCGCTGATCTCCTGCAGCTGGTAAGGTGTCAGTATCGCTCGTTCGAATATCCTGAACATCACCTGCACATCCGCCATCTCTTCCAGCATGTTGTCCGTGGCTTCCTTCTCGCTCATCGGCGTTTCGCCCTTGGCGGCCCGCACCTTCTTCAGGCACGCCTGGGCCAGCTCCGTGCATTCCTCTGCCAGCTGGCGCAGCATGTATTCCTCGCCGGTCATCATCACCATTTCAAATTCGCCCAGCTTCTTGTTCTCAGAACGGCAGCTCATCGTCTTCAACCTCCGTAAATCCCATCTGGTGTGCATCCTGCTGCTGTGCAGGCATGCTGCGGTCGTATGCATTGCTTATGCGCTCAGCGGGGCTGGCAGCCTCCTGTGCACCCTTCTCTGCGCTGCTCAGAAATTCCACATTGTCGGCCACAATCTCTGTCACGTAGCGCTTGGTGCCGTCCTGTGCGTCATAGCTGCGCGTCTGAATGCTGCCTTCCACCAGCACCTTGCGGCCCTTGCTCAGGTATTTGGCGCAGTTCTCGGCCAGCTGCCGCCAGCATACAATCGTCAGGAAATCCGCTATGCGCTCTCCGCCCTGGGCTGCATATCGCCTCTGCACGGCCAGCCTGAATGTGCATTGTGCAATGCCTCCGCTGGTCGTTCTGCTCTCCACATCGCCGGCCAGATTGCCGGTCAGTATTGCCTTATTCATCCCTGTCCTCCCATTCGCCCGGAATGTTTGCGTTGCTGGCAATCGCACACAGCATTAACACCAGCGCCAACGCACAGAACATCACGCCGATTGCAATCAACAGTGCCTTCATCTCCGCACCTCCTTAACCCTGATTCCGTGAATATAAAGCATCAGCTTGCGCTTGATCACATAGTCCTTGGTGCGCACGCCCTTTGCGTCCTCAACCACCTGTGCGCCGGTGCGCCTGTCGGTGTACACAAAGTCCGCAATGTAATCCACGGGCCGCTCCAGCACCTTGCCGTCCCTGTCCTTCTGCGAAGGCAGCAGCCTGAACCGCACCTGCGTCTGCAGGTTTTCAATCTCGCCGCCGCGCTCCATCAGCTTCAGCTCCCGCATCCGCTTCCATTCCGCCTTGCTGTCGGCCTTCTCGCCGCCGTAGGCAATCTTCTTCGCGCCGTATTTATTCCTCCGGCCAGTCATCATCCGCGTAAAAATCATCCCTCCTGTCCATCCAGTCGCTTGCGCATCGCTCTTCAAATTCCGCGCATCTCGCCTCAAAATCAGCCCAGCTGATCGGATCCATCCAGTGCCCTCCTCTCTGCCAGCGCCTGTTCCTTCGCCCATGCCGGGGGTTCCTCCATCGCCTCCATGAAGCCTATAAAATCCCTGCTCTCCATCGCCAGCCGGTACACCATGTATGGGGTCAGCTGATACACCAGCGCCCGCTCGATCAGGTCAAATGCGTTCGGAATCGGCACCACCACATCCGGTCTCTGCTCCGTCAGTATGTCCAGCAGCCTGCCTGCCGTGGCTCTCCGCGCGGGCGTACTCTGCCTGTAATTGTCGTTTATTCCAAATCTTTTTTTGAATACGTTTATACCTTCGTTTAGGTTTATATTTATATTTACATCATTAGAGGGGGAGCCATTGGAGAGGTGTTGGGGAGCCTTTGGGGAGCCTTTGGAGAGGTGTTGGGGAGCCTTTGGAGAGGTAAAATAAACCAGTTTGTACTTCGGATCGCACTTCCTGCGCTCTCCGGCAACAAAATCAATCAGCCCACGCTGCTTCAGCCTGTTGCGTGCTTCCTCTATTCCTTTCTTGTCCATGCCTGTGTTGAAAATCAGTTCGCTGTTGGAAACGAAGAAAAAATCGTCCGGCCATTCATGCTCTCCGGTCTGCATGTCCATTTCCGCCTTGCCGTTGGCGATCATGAACAATGCCATCCAGAGCACGCGTTCGCGGCTGTACACTTTGTTTTCTTTCGCAAATTCCATGAAAGCCCTGAATTCCCCCACGAAATTAACTTTGCTCATGCTTCCTCCGTGTTACACATAATCCCCCAGCGGATTGCCGGCGGCCACGTCTCTGTAGCTGCACAGGCCGTTCCTGTGCACTGTTTCCGTGGGCGCTACGTTCTCCAGGGTCTTTCTCAGCTTGCATTTCTTCTGCGCCTGCGCATCGTTCACGCACATGGCGCACTGGTTCTCGATCACCGTGTTCACCAGCATCGTCAGATCTTCATCGGTCATAAACTGCGTCTTTTCCTTCAGGGGAATCGCCGGCCTGGGGCGAACCACAACCTGCCCGTGGTTGGTCAGGAATATGATATGGCGCATGGTCTTGTCCGGCAGCGTTTCATATAGCTTGCCGATCAGCTTCTCCGTCACGCTCTGCACCATCCTGAAATCGCGCCATCCGTTGGGGATCTGCTGCAGCCAGTCCTTCAGCGGCCCCTGCGCATCCGTCAGCTGCTTGTCCAGGCAGCATAGGTATTCAATCGCATGCAGCTCCCCGCTGTTGGGGATTCTGCCTTCCGTGTTCTGCATCATTCGTCCTCCATCTTCACTCCGTGGGCTTTAACAAACCTGATCATCATGTCCCGATCATCCGCATACTCTCCAGCCCTTATTCTGCGAATCACTTCTTCAACAGATGCCGGCGAATAATCATCATCACCATTGCCAGCCAGACAGAATATACCGGATGCACATGTGCAGCACATCGTAGCGCATTTTGCAAACATCATTCGTCCTCCTTCGGCATCTCGCACTGCTCCAGTTCGAAACCATATCCCGGAAATGGCTGCACAAGCCTTGTTACCAAATCCTTGCATAGCGCCATGAAATCCATCACCTGTTCTTCTCTGGGATGTATATCATAATCAGGCCCCTGCATACTTTGCAACAGGTCACAAACGCTGCATGAGCCATAATCTACCGTTGTAAACAAATACTCATGCGCACCAGGTTGATAAGTCATGAGTGAGATCGCAAAAATCAATGTGCCCCGATAATGTCCATCGTCTATTTCGTGAACTTCTTCGCTCCAGTCTTCGTGTTCAAAATCCGTCATCCTGTTTTTGCCATTCAGAATGTGGCGAATAACCAGCTGCACAAGATGCTTATAATCGCAGCTGTTCAAGGTTCTGTCTGCGCGGATTGCTTCTTCAAGTTCGCCCTTGTTGTTATCCCATTGCCATACAGCATATTTAAGCATCATTCTACCTCCTTCGGCGGTTCAGGCAGCGGCATCCAGTGGGTGACAGTCTCGTCATAGGTCGGTGCATCGTTTATTATCCACAAACCGCAATCTTCTGAATAATAACCTATACAGCGGTATTTGCCCCGATACAAAACCAACACATCCTTTTCTGGTTCCGGCAGCCTCTCCTCCACGCTGATCCACTTCGGCTGGGCGGCTTCAAGCTGCTGGATGTAGGCGAGGGCATCAATCTCAAGCGTATCTCTGCACGATGCGTCGGGGATGTACGGGCATTTCTCGCAGTAATCTTCGCTGAGATCGCTATTCCCAATGCAAAGTTCCAGCCCCTTCTTAATCTCCTCCGGCGTTCTGCCGTTGATCGTGTTATCCATACTTCCTCCTGTGAGCCAACAACAAGGCTCGTCTATGATTGATAATCCGAGCTCTATGTACCATCAGATAGCGGCCCGGTACAATCATCTTGGAAATCAATTTGAAACAATTCATCCTTCAACCTCCGCATCACTCTTTAGAAGAAGGTTCAGCGCTTTAACGAGATTTCTGAATCTTCTGTTTCTACCATTTCCTTTCTTGCCATTTCTAAATTTCAGATCGAATACGACATGCACCGCATCAAACAAATCCATCACTCCACCTCCGCATTGGATTTTTTGTGTCTGCGATTCCACATTTTGATCGCTTCCCACAAACAATGTCCGAGTGATTCTTCGGTGATTGGTGTTGAGAGCATCCCGTCTTCAGGGCGAACAATCATCTCCGAGCATTTGGCGTTTCTTATCTGCGCTTTGCAATTTGGACATTCGATAACCACGCCATTAAAGCCATAGTCGCGAATAATCACCTTGATTTCAGGGCTTTCTCCGCAATGCGGGCAACCTCTGATACTCAGCATCCTCCCACCTCCGCATCCATCTTCGCGCCGCAGTTGGGGCAGTAGTTGTAACTGCACCCAGTTCCGCAGAAATATGCTATCTTGTTACAAGCGGAACACTGTCGCAGGTATGATTTCTTTCTGATGTTTTCAGCGATCCACCGCCCATGCCGCACCGCCTCAGCCTCCACGGCGGGGACATTCTCCACATACTCGATCATATAATCGGCAGTGATGGTATGCCCAGACGGGCAATCCATATCTTTGAAATCTCTAAACTCTTTCAGCAGCGCATTGCGCGAAATCAGGTCGTTATTCATTCCCAGCTCCCCCATTTATAACCAATAAACGTATTGCGTTTCATCCACTTTCTCCCTTGCCGACTTTGCGAAAGAATCTTTTCAAGTATAATGGTATTAACTTGATCTCGCGATATCGGCAATGCACAATACCAATCTTCGCCCAGGAAAACATCGCAAAGAATTTCCAGGCAATACTGAGCAGACAATGGCATCGGACATATGTTGTTAACCACAGTTCGTCCTCCTTATCGCAGCGAAAATATCAATCTGCTGCCTCTCTAAAAACTCCCACTTGAACCGATCCTGCGGCGTGATGTATCCATCGTCTTCCAGCTGGAATCTACGTTCAAAGTCATGCACCGTCCTTCCATCGGGTTTAAAAGAAACCGGGCTTTCCTCATCCCACCGAAGCATCAATTGCCAGTATTCCGGGTAATTATTGCGTAGGTTCCGCAGCTGATCTATCCCTTGGTTGTGGCAAAACCAGCAGCCATCTCGATTTGAAGTGGTATATGTAGGGGATAATAGATTGTTTCCTGCACTCCATCTATAGCACTGTTGTTCATCCCAGTCCAGCGCCACCAGCGGAGATTTCTTGCGTTCGGATAGATTCCCAAATCGCTTCGGTTCGTCTGCGGCTATTCCCAGATATTGAATTGCATCCTTGGGGATTACACCATTGAAAACCGGAAGCTTCAACTGCTGTAAACACCATTGCCCGCGCACCATCGGCCATCCATAAATCAACCCATGAAACTTTGTCTTTTTGCCCGTCCGCCCTCTCGTCAAATGAAACGCCTGCTCAAAGGTATACTTGGCTCGATGATGTTCCACCTCAATGCCCCAGCGCTCCTTTATGATTGCATCCGCCTTGGCCTTGAATTCCATCATCGGCGGCAGGTTGGCTGGTATTGTATCCGTTGCCCATACTTCCGCATGCACTATACGGTCAAGCTGCCAACCCAGCTCCTCTATGGCTCCGATGCAGGCCATGCTGTCCTTGCCATAAGATAGGGTGAGAACATGTTCTATCTCACCCACCCCACAATCACTGCGCCGTACTTCCAGGCAACCATGCCCAGTAAGAACCAGAGCGTGCACAGGAAAAGCAGTTCCGCTGTGCCATATTCGTGCTTCATTTCCGCTTCCTCCTCGGCTTCATCGCCCTCTTCTGCGCCAGTGCTATGCGCCTGTATGCTTCGTTGCTGATCTTCCTGTCCGTCTCCGCCTTCCAGCCTACAATAGTCCTGTGCAGCGGATCGTAAAGGTTCATTCCCTCATATGTTTTGATTACCCATTCAGGCGCACCCAGTTCCACTCCGGCCATCTTGCGCAGCCGCATCTTGTCGTGCAGATAGGTTTCCCTGTAGGCCGCCTGCTTTGCGGACTCTATCAGCTCTTTTGTGCTGCCCATCACTACGGCGTATCTGCCAAACATGGTCGTTCTGTGGCCGTAATATATCGTGAATTTATCGCTGTCTACGGGCCGGAATTTCTTTCCGCTTTCCAATATCCGCGCCCATTGCCTCTTCAGCGTGGGATTGTTTCTCATTCTATCTCCTTCTCCGGGTATCGGTTCATCATAATGCAACGGTATATCTCGCATCGCTTAAAATTGTTCTCGCAGAAAATCTCCTTCTGCTGCAATTTGTCGGGCACGTTCGTGAATCGCAGTGAAAGCATTGCCCCTTCAAACGGCCCCTCGCATCCAATGCTCAGGCCGTCCTGCGTCCTGTAAAACGGGCACAGTATCCTTGCGCAGCTATACATGTTGCTCGGCATCGCATGCCCCCAATCAGGCTTCAGGAGCGCCCGTCTGCTCCCATGTCTTCACAATCAGGCTGCATCTCTTCTGCTTCTGCGGGTTCGGGAAGGTGATCAGGCGGCCGGTTATGCGCACCTGCTTGCTCAGATCCACATTCTGCAGGCTCTCTGCGGTCTCGTTGTAGGCCGCGCAGTCAATGTAATCGTAATCCCTGCCGTTCTCCCGCAGCACGCGCACTGTGAATATCGCCCTGCGCATGCCGTTTTTCAGTGTCCAAATGCTGGGCACCCTTTTCAGAGTGCCCTCTACAACCGCCTTATTCAGCGCCATTCTTCTCTTCCACCTCCGCTTCTTCGTTCATGTCGGTAATGTCTATGTACTCTGCCGGCTCAGCAAACATATCCTCGCTGATGCTGGTCTTGATCGTCTCATCGCTGGCCACCTGGCGTGCAAAATCGGTCTTCAGCGGCGCGTATTTCAGCACCCGCTTCAGCACGGTCTTCTTGGCCATCTCTTCAAAGTTCGTAGTCCAGGGACTGAAATATCCCTTCTTGTATGCCTCGCTGAAGGTCTGTGCATGCCGGCGCACATCGTCCATGCTCATGCATTCAAATCCGTATCCGCCGTCCTTTGTGCGGAATGTGGCGTATACATACACCGGATCTCCCCTGTCCTGCATCGCCGGCTTATGCTTCAGCACCGGGTTCAGGCCCAGCTCATACTCAAATTCATCATTTGCGTATACCACCTGTGCGCCAATGGTGCTTACTTCGCCGCTCCTGTAGGCCAGGTCGATCAGGCCCTTGTAGCCCAGCTGGAACTGGCATTCGTTTTCGCCCTTCTTGCCGTTCCAGCGGGGAATCAGGTATGCCTGTCCCAGCGGCGTGTTCACTTCCATGCCCAGCTGTGCGCTGGTCATCATCGCCCCCAGAAAACTCTGGGGGCTGCATTCGGCCAGCTTCGGATTGCTGCTGATCGCGCTCAGCACAATCCTTGTGAATCGCTCAGGGGTTATCACGCTCGGCAGCGCCTTGGCAATCTCCCCCTGCATCCTCTGTATGTATCCCTGAATCGTGCTTCCCGGCTTCTTTGCCGCCAGCGGGGCCGTCTCCGCCGCCTTCGCAATCTTCCCTGCCATCATTCGTCCTCCTGGCCCTCTTCGCCGTCCTCGTCATCTCCTGCCATCACAGTGCCCATCTCGCGCAGGCAGTTCAGCAGGTTGGCCTCTGCCCACATCTTATCGCCTACGGTTCTGTGTATGGCCTCAAAGAAGTGCAGCAGCGTCTGCACGCCCACCGGGCCGTTGGTTGCTGTGCGCATTTCGGTATGTTCGTCAAGGCGGTTGCAGCTCAGCACCATTACGGTCTCCATGTCCTCAAATACGGTCTCCTTATCGCCCACGCGGAAAATGATCGTTGCCTTCTGCATGTCCTCTGCCTTCATCTCTGCTGCCGGAATTCCCATGCTCTTCTTCATATCCATTGTTCATATCCTCCTCATCATTCATAAATCTTAAAGGGCCGCGTATGCGTCACCTTGAAGTACGGGTTCAGGTTCAGTCCGGGGTTGTCCGCCGCGAAGCGCTTGTAATCGAATGTGCTGCGGCTCTGCTCCTTCCAGCTCACCTTCCATTTGCCGGCGCGGCCGCTGTCGTAATCGCCCATGTCCAGCATGATCTGCTGCTTGATCGCTTCCTGCTGCCGCTGGATGTCCTTCTCCTGCTGCTTGAGCCGGCTCAGCTCGTTCAGCATGCTCTCCCTGCCGAACAGGTCTATCGTTCCCGGCACGCTGCCGCCGCGCATATCCAGTATCGCTTCCGTGTCGCAGTCCAGCCCGCTCACCGGGGGCGGCGTTCTGTCCAGTACGTGCTGCCAGAATGCCTCCTCCATCCGCATCAGCTTCGTGATCTCTTCCTCATCGCGCTCGATCTCGAATGTCAGGAAATCCACGCCCAGCACCAGCACTGCCAAATGCCATTTCGGAAGCCCCGTCACCATCAGGTAGTGCATGCACTGCGCATAGTATTCCGCCGGGAAATCGCCGTTCTTGAATCGCTTAATGTTCAGCGCGTTGGTGGTCTTGCATTCAAGGCCCGCCAGCTCACCCACCACCAGCCTGTCCACCGTGGCGTGGGCATAGGGTATATCCTCGTTCACCAGTATGCTGTTCTCCCGGCGCACCTTCTTGCCGGTCTTCTTCATGAACCTGTGGGCAACATAGTCCTCCAAATCGTGGCCCAGCCGCACGGGTTCCTTGTCGCTTATGTCCTCCGGCTCCCGCTGCCCGGTCTTCTCCAGCCACAGCGTGTATGCGCTGCCGTATTGGCTCATGCCCATAATCGCCGCCGCATCGCTGCCGCCGATGCTGTTCTTGCGTATCTCCAGCCATTCCTCGTGGCTGCCGTAGCGTATCTTATCTACCTTACCCATTCTTTTTCTTCCTTCCGGCCTTTTGTTTCGGTGTTTCAACTGCCTGCTCAACCGGCATGCCCCTCTTTATGCGGAAATAAATCGTACTTTTCGGAAGCCCTGATATGTCGGCCAGCTCCTGCATCGTGTATCGCTTCCCCTTGTATTCCAGGGTGACATTTACAATGCCGGATACCCGTGTGCAATTCCCGGGGCATCGGTTCCTTGTGCAGTTCAGGCATATCGCTGCTGCCTCCGGTGTGCTGTGCGCCGGAACACTCTTCTTGATGCGCATCGGCGTTTCCGCAGTCTCTATCTTGTGGCCGATCGGGTTCATCTGCGCATCGAATCGAAAGTTGTATGGCCTATTTGTGCGCATATCCGCCTGCATCCCTCCTGCCGTCCCTGTAGCTCTTGCGGATCCTCGCGTTGTAATATTCGCAGAATCCTACTCCAAAGAAGAAAAGTCCAAAGCACTTCACCACTTCCAGAAAAACCTTCATCCTCATTTCCTCCTAAGTTCATTTTCATCATGGAGCCGGTGGAGGGATTCGAACCCTCGGCCTACTGCTTACAAAACAGCCGCTCTTCCGCTGAGCTACGCCGGCAAATACCCGGTTTTTGTTGAGGTTTTTCCGCCAGGAAACCGGGAAAACTCTGGCGTGCAGGTGCCTTATATCACGGCAGCATGGGGCTTTTCGGCCATACTGCCGCAGGCACCAGCCGCAGTAGGAGTCTGCGGCCGGGCTTCTCGCCCATCGAACCGAAAGGAGTAGCCCCCGTCCCAAGGGACTGGTGGGCCTTCAGGGATTCGAACCCTGGCCTACCCGGTTATGAGCCGGGTGCTCTAACCAGCTGAACTAAAGGCCCCTGCCGCTGCTCCCCAACAGCCAGTCCAGGAATGCGCCCTTCGGAATGCGCACCGTCTCTCCGGCTACGCACACCGGGAATCCCAGCCTGCTGGCATCCTGCTGCGCCTGCCATCTAAGTGTGTTCGGCGCTATGCCTACCAGCGTGCCGATATCTTCCACCGTCAGGTATGTCCTCGGATTTGCCTTCACCTGATCCAGCGTTGCCATCTCTTCCCCTCCTTCTTATTGGCCCAGCAGCTTTTCAACTGTCGTATCCAGCGCTGCTGCAATCTTCTGCAGCGTCACCAGGCATACGTTCTTTGCCTTGCCGCTCTCAATCATCCATATGGTCGTGCGGCTCACTCCGCTCCTGCGGGCCAGCTCCACCGTTGTCATCTCTTTCTTGCATCGAATTTCGCATACTCTCGTTTTCATTGCTGCCTCCGTATGTTCATTTTGCTGTGCATGTGCTATAATCACTGTGAAAGGGTGTGTTCGTTGTGCGAAGATTCGTATCTCTTCTGGTGCTGTTGCTCTTGCTGTCTTCTGTGGCCCTCGCGCATAGCGGAGGAACAGATTCCAAGGGTGGTCATACGGACCATTCAACCGGGAGATACCACTATCACCACGGCTACTCGGCACACCAGCATGAAAACGGCGTATGCCCTTACGATAACAAGGATAACTCCGGTCAAAACTCTGGTTCGCCCAGCAGCAGTTCCTCCAAATCCTCCAGCAGCGCCTCTTCCACCGGCACTATGACTTACTATCGAACCACCGCCAACGTGAACATGCGCTCTTCCGCTTCCGGCAAAAGCTCGGTCATCACCACCATCCCTGCAAACACCAAGGTGAAATACATGGGTTCCACATCTGGAAACTGGATTCAGGTGTACTATGACCGCCATACCGGCTGGGTTTACTCCGATTACCTTGTTCTGCTCCCGCGCACCGTGATAACCGTAAAGCCTACCGTAAAGCCTACTGTAAAGCCTACTGTAAAGATTACTGTCGAACCAACGTCATCCCCGTCTCAGGTGAGTGTTTTATCTAAAGCGGAAAAATTCTACAAAAAACACGAAGATTGGTTGGCTCTACCCTTGACAGCATTACTGACAGTCGTTGGGCTTGTTTTGATATATGGAATCATTTGCTTTTTCTAAGTCTCAGTTAAGAAGCAGTTTCAAAAAGTTCATCCAATGTGCCTCCAAGTACAGCCTGAATGCTCAACATTTCAGCCCTTGTGAACTCCGTGCGCCCAGACAATTTGTTCGTCATGGTTCTACGTCCAATGCCTGTCCGCCTACACAGTTCATCAATGGACATTCGTCCATGCTGAGTAAGTTTCTCATAAATCTTAGGAAACATTGATTCACCTCCTGTATTTCCCGTGCGCCGTAACTATATCACCATACACCGTATTTGTCAAGCACTTTTTTACCATACATGGGAATTATTTTTCTTGACATCTTTGTTACAACGTGTTACAATTTCGTCGAGGTGTTGAAAAAATGGATTTTCTTGATAGGTTAAGAATGCTATCCCGAAATAAGGGACTTGAAAACAACATGCAGTTATCGAAGGCTTCCGGTGTACCGTATACCACCCTTGACAACTTCTATAGAAACGGGTATGAAAATGTGAAGCTTTCCACTCTGAAGAAACTTGCTGTATGTCTAGGCTGCACCATTGAATATCTTGTAAATGGTTCACCAGACAGCGAAGAAGTATCACCCAAAGCTCTTGAACTGGCCAAGGCGATTGAATCTCTGGATCCGCTGGATCAGCAGCTTGTGGAAAGTGTAGTGCGCATTGCCAGTAAGCGTCCGAAGAGCATGCATGTCGTGCCTGTAATCGGCACCGTGGATGCCACCGGCGAAATCGAAACGAAGTATGCCGCACTCATGGAGCAGAAGGAACTGAATTTGGGAACTAAGGGATCAACCTAACAATCTTTGCTCCGGGCCGAGCGCCGGTGTTCACGTATATGATCCGGCGCTCCCG